GCCAAGTACACCGGCTCACAAGATGACACTTCTGCATATCGGCTGCTGTACTACACGAACCATGCTGACTTAGGCAATGCCAATGTCACCTCGCTACTAAAGCGGTTAAAGGTGATCGTGATTGGCGGCACAAATCAATTCGTAACACTGAAGTGGGGCTTTGACTTTAGCACCAACTATCTCGCAGCTAACGCACAAATCCCAACACAATCGGTTTCTGAGTACGGAACGGCTGAGTACGGCTCAAATGCCACTGTGGTCGCCCAATACGCCAACGGTGTAGCTTTGCAAACTTTAAGCGTGTCTGCCTCTGGTAGCGGTAAAATCGTGCAAACAGGCTATGAAGCAAACATCAATGGTTCTACGCTGTCTATTCAGCGGATTGAAATCCAATCAAAGGACGGGAAAACAGTATGAGTAACTATACACAGAGCACTAACTTCGCCACTAAAGATGCGTTAACTTCTGGCGACCCGCTAAAGATTGTCAAAGGCACGGAGATCAACACCGAGTTTGTCAACATTTCGGTGGCTATTGCAACCAAGGCTGACTTGGCTTCGCCTACTTTTACGGGTACGCCAACCTTACCTACCGGCACGATTGCAACAACCCAGACCTTTGGTAACAGTTCAACTTTACTTGCCACTACTGCATTTGTGCAAGCAGCACTTGCGGCATTGCATCCTGTTGGTTCGATTTACATCAACGCCACTGTCAGCACCAACCCTGGCACTCTCTTGGGCTTTGGCACTTGGACAGCCTTTGGCGCTGGGCGAGTCATGGTGGGCTTTGACTCTGGCAATGCTTTGTTTGACACGGCTGAAGAAACCGGTGGCGCTGCGGATGCTACTCTGCCAAGCCACACGCACACTGGTACAACGGATGCTGGTGGTTCATCCTCTGGTTCTGTTACTGGCGGTGTAGCTACTGACTTTGGCCCGTTTAGTTCAGCAACTGGGGTGCTTGCTTTATCTGATAGCGTAGGAAATCGCCCACAAGGTGCAGCTGGTACTGGCAGTCAACGCACAGCGACTCTTACCATCCCAACTCATACCCACACAATTACAACTGCATCTGCTGGCACAAGCGGCACAAACGCCAACTACCAGCCGTACATTACAGTGTATATGTGGAAAAGGACTGCATGATCACGCACCACTTCAGCGATGGTTTGTATGCCAAAGAAGCCGCATTTGCGGCTGGCACAGCCATCCTGAAGCATACGCATGACTTCAACCACTTATCAATTCTTGCCAAGGGTAAGGTTGCGGTTCTGCGAGGCACAGAGATTGACATTGTTGACGCGCCAGCTTGCATTGAAATTAAAGCTGGAATGACGCATGGCGTCAAGGCCGTCACTGATTGCGTTTGGTTTTGTATTCACGCCACTGACGAGAAAGACCCGTCTAAAGTGGACGAAATTTTGATTAAAGGGGAATAATATGCCTATGGCCGCCGCTGCAATTATGGGGGGTTCATCGCTACTTGGCGGTTTGTTAGCCGGTAGTTCCGCTAAAAAAGCCGCGCAGATACAAGCCGACGCGCAACTTAAATCCGCGCAACTTGCGGCTGAAGAAGCGCGTTTTAGGCCCGTAGGCATCACAACTCGCTTTGGTCAGTCGCAGTTTCAGACTGGGCCTGATGGTCGTGTGTCGGGTGCTAGTTACACACTAGACCCTGCCCTTCGTGCCTATCAAGACCGGTTCATGGGCTTGGCCGGTGGCGGTCTGTCTCAAGCTGAGATGGCGCAGCAGCAGTTTGCCCCCTTGCAGCAAGGCGCTCAAGGTCTGTTTGGTCTTGGTCAGCAGTATTTGGCACAGTCGCCGCAACAAGCGGCTCAGCAGTACATGGCTGGTCAACAAGAGTTGCTTGCCCCTAGCCGTGAACGTGAGATGGCGCAACTGCAAAACCGGTTGTTTAACACTGGCCGAGGTGGTTTGTCTGTTGGCGCTACAAGCGCTCGTCCAAGTGGCGCGGCAGGACTAGGTGCAGCTAGCCCAGAATTGGAAGCCTATTACAACGCCATTGCCCAACAGGATGCTCAACTAGCTGCTGGCGCACAACAAGCCGGTATGGATCAGGCGCGGTTTGGCGCTGGTCTTTTAGGCACTGGTGGCAATCTCCTTACGCAAGGCTATCAAGGCCAGGCTGCAGCACTTGGCCCATACGAGGCTTATTTGGCGCAGATGAAGCAACTTGAGGCGCTTGGTCAGCAACCGCTTGAGTTAGGCATTAACATTGGTGCGAAAGGGCAAAGCAATGCAGCCGCACAAGCAATGTTGAGCACTGGGCCGACACGCGAATCGTTCGCGGCCAATGCTTTTAATCCGTTTGCTACTGCGCTGACTCAAGCAAGCCAAAATCCGGCGTTTCAGCAGGGTTTAGGCAGTCTGTTTAACCCCGTTCAAGATCAGGGATATTCAGTGGGGACAGGCCCTGCGTATGCTGGTAGTTTTGATGACAGCGGCATGTACTCTCCTAACCGTCGAGGAATGTAATCATGGCTGAAATCGTTCAATCGCTTTTTGGCGTTACGCCACAGGCTTACCAGCAAGCCCAGCAAGATCGCATGGACGCACAAGCGTTGCAGTACGCTAGGCTCGACCCGTTCCAGCAAGCCAACTACGCCATTGGGCGTGGTGCTTCTGGCTTGGCAGGTGCTATCGGTGGCGCTTTGGGTGGTCAAGACCCTGAGTTGCAGCGCATCACAATGCGCCAGCAGATAGCGGGTCAGATCGACTTTAATGACGATGAGTCTATGAAACGTGGCATTGCAGCGTTAGCGCAAAACGACCCTCAAGGCGCAATGCAGTTGCAGCAAGTCCTTCTTAGCCAACAGGCCAAACGTGCGTCTATTTACAAAGATGAGTCAGCGGGGAAAGCATCGCTGGCCGCTGCTGGTCGTGAACGCTTGCAGGGTATTCCAAACGATATTCAATTAGCGCGTGAGATTTCAAGTCTGCAAGAACAGATAAGCCAGTTTACAGCTTTACCCGCAAGCCCAGAACGCGATCAAGCCTTGCGTCTTGCATCTGGTCAACTTGCCGAGTTGCAGCGTCTGACAACAAAAGAAATTAAAGACCCTCGTTTTGGTACAGACCGAGAAGCCATAGCTGAAGAAATTTATGGCGCGCCTTTTGCTGGGCTATCACAAACGCAAAAGGCTGCGGTCAACGCGCGTGTTGAGGCCGAACAAAACCGCAAAGCCAAGTCCGGCGCGGCGTCTTTTTCGTTGCCCGGTAATAAAGAGTTGATTGATATTCCAAAGTTTCGCAACACTGTTCAAGGTACGATTGATCCGCAACTCAAGACTATTAATGCAACTGATCAGGCATTGGAAGCCATTGACCTATCTCTAACAACTGGCAACTTTGCGTCTTACCGCGCCGCGCAGACACAATTCGCGCGCGCCATCTCTGGCGCAGGCGATTTAAGCCAGCGCGAATTAAAAGCCGCTGGCGCCGACCCGTCGCTGCTGGGTGGTACGGCCGACTATCTGTCTACTTTGTTTAGTTCAACGCCTACGGCTGACACGCAAAAGAAAATAAAATCGACCTTGGAAGCTATCCGTAAGGTAGCGGCTAATAAGGCGCGCACCGAAGTCGAACAACAACGCGCCATTGCTATAGCATCGCCGGGCTACGATCAAATCGCAGTCACGCGAGCGCTTACATTCCCTGAGTTGGCGGCGCGTGTTGCCGCACCAGCGCCCGGCGCAACGGGTGGTGATTTAGCCGCGCAAGCTGCTGCCATACTTGAACAACGCGCCGCTGGAAAGGCTAAAAAATGAGCGTCGATCTTACAAAATTGTCAGACGCTGATTTGCAAGCCATTTCAACGGGCAATCTGACTTCATTGTCGGATGAGACACTTCAAATGCTGGCCGGCGTGCCAACGGGCGACTACAAAGTAGAAGCGCTTCGTAAAGGCCCAGCAAGCACCGCCGGCTTGGTTGCCGGCGCAGGCGCGCTTGTCGGTGAAAGTTCGGCTGGCAGAGGTTTGCCCGGACTGATTCAAGCGCTACGCCAGCCCGGTCCGATTGAGCCTCGCCGTGATCCTGGACAAGTCTTTACGGAAGCGTACCAGCCGCCCTACAAAAGCATTATGAGCGTGCTTGGCACCACCGGCGCCGAGCCAAAGACCGGCAGGGAGAAGGTTATAGCTGGGGGTTTGCAGGCTACAACAGACCCGCTTTCGTATATGTTCCCGCCACTGGCCGGCGTTAAGCGCCTGGGCGTGTTCGGCCAAGTTGCGGCGCGGCCGGGCGAGCAAGCAATTGTTGGCAGCGGCGCAGAAGCCGGCGGTCAAGCGGGTGAATATGCAGGCGGTAAATTTGACATGCCGGGCGTGGGCCGTTTTGTCG